AGAACCCCCTGGCAGGCCAGCAGGCGATGTTCAACGCAATGGACCTGATGAGGTGGGAGGTCAGGCCCTCCACCTTGAACGTGTATCTCCTGGTCGATCCTGCGCGGTCCATGAAGAAGGGATCAGCGAATACGGCTATGGCGGTGATCGGGGTAGATGCTGGGAGGAACAAGTATCTCCTGGACGGATTCAACCATCGCATGGACCTTAAAAAGCGCTGGGAGAACGTCAGGGATTTAAGGCGGAAGTGGATTCAACAGCCTGGAGTGCAAGGGGTCTATGTCGGCTATGAGGCGTATGGGGCTCAAGCTGACCTGGATTACTTCCAGGAGCAGATGGTCATTGAGAACAACGGCTTTCCAATCGAGGAGTTGAAATGGCCGAGGGATACAGAACCAAGCAAAGACGACCGCGTCCAGCGCCTAGGGCCGGACTTCAGAAGCCATAAGTTCTACCTGCCCGCGGTGATCTTTCACCAAGGAAAACCGCACTTCTGGAAGCTCGAGCCTGGAACTGCTGGTGGGCTGGAGTTGAAATACACCGAGCAAGTCGCCCTCACGAGCATTCAGAAAAGAGTGACGCAAGAGGGCTCCCCGAGCCGGGTAGCTAAGCCTGTACGGCAGGTGGACAGCGAGGGGAATTTCTACGACCTGTCGCGGCAGTTTATCGAGCAGGTGATGTTGTACCCGTTCGCTCCGTTGAAAGACTTGGTAGATGCGGCGAGCAGGATCTACGACATGTCGCCAGTACCCCCGATTCTGATCGAAGAAAACGAACTTCTACCAGAGGTACATGCGGACGGCATATGAGCGACGAAACGAAGTGGCGGACTCTCGATTGGGCGGCCCTGGTGAGGCAGTACTGGGGGCCTGAGTTCTACGAGCGCGATGTCGTCTATCGCTTCAGCAACGGCCGGGAGTTCAAAGACACGAGGGAAGACGGTGGGCCTTACAACCAAGACTGATTTCGGCCCGGCCTTTGATGCCGAGTACGACAAGCTTCCGGAGAGCCTGAAGATGGTCTACAGCCCGAAGGAATACGCCTGGATGCCGCCGGAAAGAAGGGCGAGGCTCATCGAGGAAGAGACCATGCCGGACGTGGAGGAGTGATGCCGATCAAGCACTCATGCACCCCTAAGGGCGAGCCGATGTGTACTTACGGTGAGCACGTCATCGACGAGGCTGACTTCTTCTACACCGTGAATCCGTTCGGCGGCTACGGAATGAGTGAAGTGCTGTGTTGCGAGGCGTGCATAAAAAGACCAGAGAATTCAGAGATTCGTCAGCGCATGATCGAAGCCGGCGCTACGGAGTTGCTCGACTCGTGAGCGGATACCACGTCGTAGTTGAGGGTAAGACAGGACCCGATGACACCATGGCCGCTAACGTCGCTCGAGCGATCTGCGAAGCCTATCCAGGCCATCCTTGGCACGTCTCGGTGAGAGATGGCTGCATCATCGTCAAGCACATGAAGGTATCTGGTAAGTGGGGGCAAATCGGCCATACCAACGACATCTACTCGGCTTCCAATCTCAAGCAGATCGCGGTGAGGATGGCCGGCGAATTTCTGGAGCGAGCCGGCATGACCCGCGGTGCCTTGTCTGAAGGCGAATACAAACGAGAAGTAGAAGGCATTCCAAAGAAGGACTTGCTCGTTGGATAGGACCGAGGGGCTAAGGATTGCGAGGGATGCCTACTCAGCCTCGACCACTTACTTCGACGCGAACTTCCGCAAACAGATGGAGGACGCGCTTCGGATGTTTCAGTCGAAGCATCCTTCGGATTCGAAGTACCTGACGGAGTCGTACAAGTACCGCTCCAAGCTCTTCAGGCCGAAGACGCGCAGCGTGATCCGCAAGAATGAGGCGGCTGCGGCTGCGGCGTTCTTCAGCAACATAGATGTGGTCAACCTGGACCCATCGAACCCCAAGGACCCGAGGCAGGCGTTCGGGGCGCAGCTCTACAAAGCTTTGCTGCAGCACAGGCTCACGAAGTCCATTCCGTGGTTCATGACGCTGATCGGCGGTCTACAGGACGCCATGACAGTAGGGGTGGTGTGCTCGTATCAAAGCTGGAAGTACAGAGAGAAGGTGGACTCGGAGAAGCAGTACGTTATAGACGAGTCTACGGGGACGCCTTTACTGAGCATTGACGGCGGGCCGTTGTTTCAGGAGACGAAAAACTACACGGTTCTGGAAGATCGGCCGTGCATTGAACTAAGGCCGGTCGAGAACCTGCGTATTGACCGGGGTGCGGTCTGGACCGACCCCGTCAATACCTCGCCCTACCTCATTGATCTGATCCCGATGTACCTGGGTGATCTGAAGGAGATGGGGAGGGCTAACCCCAAGACGGGGGAGGAGGGGTGGGAGATCCCAGAAGACTCGCTCCTCAAGTCTGCGACGCAGCAGTCGTTCGATACGACTCGAGCGGTGAGGGAGGGCAACCGGGAGGACTCGAAAGACTCCGCCAACCCGGTCAATGATTTCTCCATCGTGTGGGTGCACAAGAACATCGTGCGCAAGTCTGGAGAGGACTTCTGCTACTACACGTTGGGCACTGAGCACATGCTGTCCAGGAAGGTGAAGCCATTGTCGGACTTCTACTTCCACGGTGACAGGCCTTACGTGATGGGCTGCGCCATCATCGAGACGCACAAGATTTACCCTGGTGGATTCCCGGAGCTAGGGAAGGAGGTCCAAAAGGAGATCAACGAGGTAACGAACTCCCGCATGGACAACGTCCGTCTTGTGATGAACAAGCGGCACATCGTCAAGCGTGGGGCGCAGGTTGACCTCAAAAGCCTGGTGCGTGGTGTTGCGGGGTCCATCACCCTGGCGAGCGATCCGGAGGCGGATGTCAAGGTTCTGGACTACCAGGATGTTACTTCTTCGTCCTACCAGGAGCAGGACAGGCTGAATATCGAGATGGACGAGCTTGTGGGGAATTTCTCCCAAGGCTCGGTGATGACGAACCGAAAGCTGAACGAGACGGTTGGAGGAATGAACCTGATGGGTCAGGGGGCGAATCAACTGACAGAGTACACCATTCGCACCTTTACGGAGACGTGGGTCGAGCCGGTACTAAGACAGCTCGTGAAGCTGGAAAAGCACTACGAGACCGACGAGAACATCATCAAGCTGATGGGTGAAAAGCTCGGGGCCGAGGTCACTGACGACACCTTCGACACCGACATAGAGCTTACGGTGAACGTGGGAATGGGCGCTACGGACCCGATGATGAGGCTGAACAAGCTTCTTACGGGGGCGAGGGCGTTCGCTGAGATCGTGAGCCTTGGGCAGTCCGGGCTCAACACCGAAGAGCTTGGCAAGGAGGTGTTCGCGGCTATTGGGTACCGGGATGGCGGGCGGTTCATCCAGGAAGGACAGGATCCGAGAATCCAGCAGATCATGCAGGAGGCCCAGGAAACTATTCAGGATCTACAGCAGCAGCTCGCGCAGGCCAACGAGAAGCAAGAGGCCGTGATGATGCAGCTCGAGATCAAGCGCCAGCAGGCCATTGATCAGGGAATTCTGAACGAGCAGATGGCGCAGGCCGAATACGAGCGCGAGACATCCAAGATGAGGCACGACTTCGCGCTTGAGGAAAGAAGGTTGAACGCCGAAATTGCCGCGGAGAACCGGCGCATTGCCAAGGAGTTCATTGTCGCCATGAAGAAGGTCGAGGCGCAGAAAGAAGCCGCAAAGATCGCTGCCAGGAATAGACCTCAGCCTGCATGAGCGATCTAAGCACCCAGGCCCTATACGCCGAGGCGATTTTAGGGAAAGACGCTGAGGAGTTTCTAAAGACTGACCTTGGGCGCTACATGCTGGCAAGGGCTGAGGAAGAGGAGCGCGAAGCCCTTGACGCCTTAGCCAATGTCTCGCCCTGGAGGAGACGGCGCATTCAGCAGTTGCAGGCGCAGTTGTGGAGAGCACGAAGCTTTACCGGCTGGCTTGCGGAGATGATCACAGCCGGCCGGCAGGCATTGCAGCAGCTAGAAACACCCGAAGACTAAACAAAGACTTCCCCCTTGGCCGCACCGGGTAATGCCGAGCGGCCTTTTTCATTTTGGAGACCGTTATGTCCGCTACCCGTGAGGGCGTGGTGAATCCCCGTGACGAAATGATGGCCGAGATTGCCAAGGCCAGGCAGGAACAACTCGCTCAAGAGTTCAAGGAAGGTGGGGGGGACATCTCGGTCCTGGAACCAGCCGACCATACGGCCAAGATGCCGGAGGGCACCGACCCGGCTGAATGGGAAAAGCTGGATGAAACGGCCCGCGCGGCGCTTGTGGAGGCCGAGGAAGAGCGCAAGAAGGCCGAGGCTGCTGCCGGGAGTGGCGAGACTCAAGCCCCTGTAGAGGCGCCTGCAGAGCCTCCGAAGGCAAAGGTCAAGATCAAGGTTGACGGCCAGGAGCTCGAGGTCGACGAGGAGGCGGTAAGAGAAGCTGGGATCAAGGCGCTGCAGAAGCAATCAGCGGCCGACAAGAGATTAGAGGAGTCCGCCAGGCTCAAGAAGGAAGCCGAAGCCGAGGCCAGGCGGATTCTCGAGGATGCGAAGAAGCAAGCGAATCAAGACGTGCCGCCGCCACCCGATAAGGGCGCCGCGGCCGTGGAGAAGCTGACCGACGATCGCTTCATCGAAGCGGTGAAGAAGATCCAGTACGGCAGCGAAACGGAAGCGAGCCAAGCCCTAAAGGGCCTCATCTCCGAGGCGGCCAAAGCCGGGAAACCGGCCGAGCTTACCTTGAGTGAGGTCGGGGAATACCTTGAGTTCCGAGAGGCGACGACGTGGGCGCATGACGAGTTCAAGGACATCCTTGGTGATCCGAAGTTAAAGACCCTTTTCTCCCAGGAGGAGAAACGAATCAGAGCGGCGGGCGATATGCGGCCCTACCGCGAGGTCTACGAGGACATCGGGAAAGGTCTGCGGGAGTGGCTGAAGGAAAAATCTCCTACCCCGCCGTCCAAAGACCTGACCCGTCACGAGCGCAAGGCGTCTGTCGTCACGATCCCGACTGCTGCAGCTAGGCAGCCGGCTCCAACTCAACCCAAAGAGCCCTCTGCGTCAGAGGTCGTTGACCGCATGCGGAAGGCTCGGCACCAACTCTAGGAGTAAGAATCATGGCAGGTCAAGTCTGGGCTGTGAACAGCCTGGGTGGCTTCATGTACTCGCTCAATCTGTCGGAAGAACTTCGTCACGCAGTGCAGCCGTTGGTCAAGTTCCGTTAACAAATAGGCGGAAATAAAACTCAACTGTATGCTGGAACGAACCGAGTATCCCGAGCTACCACAGCGTGAAAATGCGCGGGTGCGGACAACCAGCAGGGAAGTCGATCTAGCCTGGCTCGCAGGCATCATTGATGGAGAGGGCGCTCTTGGGGTTGACCTAAAGATCGCCGACAACGACAAGCCGTATCTGATGGCTAAGGTACGTGTCTACAACACCGATGTTCGGATGATTCAAAAGATTGCCCGCGTCTATGTTGAGCTTGGAGTTGTTTTTTTCTACAACATGAATAGAAAGCGTAGTTCCCAATGGAAGAATCAGTTGGGCATCTGCGTCACGAGCCAAGGTTCATGCCTCAAGGTTCTTGAGGCTGTAGCGCCGCATCTCTCCAACAAGCAGGAAATGGCGAAGGTCATGGCCGATATCATTCGATATGTGAAGAGCTGCCCTAAGGGCGGTAATTCGTGGTCGTTTGATTACGTTGGCTCAGAGACCTTCAAGCGTCTGCTTGGAGAGTGGAATAATCAAAAAGCGCTGCATATCGACCCCTCAACGACTATACGTAGAGCAGGAGAAGTAGTCTCCTGGTGACATAGTCTGGCCTCACGGGCGACCGTGAGAGGTGGCAGAAATGACCACCCGCCAAGCGGCAGCTTGGTTATCAAGTAACAGAGCGCAGTTCTGCGATGTCAAGGACGCCACTCTTGGCGGCAAGAAAAAGGGCGATGTCTTTACCTGGGACGTGTATCTGGACGTTGCAACGAGGGCGACTCAAACCCTCGTGGAAACGAACACGATGCCGGAGACCAACTACACCATCGTCCAAGGGACTCTCACGATGAACGAGGGCGGTAACTCCGTCCCGTACTCGGGGAAGCTGGATGATCTCTCCAAGCATCCGGTGAAGACGATCATCAACAAGGTCCTGAAGAACGATGCAACGAAGTGGTTCGATGCGAGTGCCTATACGCAGTTCAACCGCACCCTTCTGAGGGTGGTTCCTGCTGCGGCCGGCACTTCGACCGCGACCCTGACGCTTACCACGAACGGGACGGCGACTGCGACGAACAACATCGCGTTCACCAAGGACCACTCGAAGCTGGTCTACGATCTGATGCGGGAGAGAAACATCCCCGGCTATGTCGAGGACGACTACTACGCTCTCGGCTGGCCCTCGGCGTTCAGGCGTTTGAAGAATGACATGGAAGCCCTTCATCAATACACCGAGACCGGGCTGAAGATGATCATGAACGGCGAGATCGGGCGCTACGAAAAGATCCGTTTCGTCGAGCAGACCAACATCCCGAAAGGCGGTGCTGCGGATTCCACGACTCACAACGCATTCACCAATACGGCGGATGCGTGGAATTCAGCGGCTTCGGACTGGGTCTTCTTCTTCGGCTCGGACACGGTAGCGGAAGCTATCGCGGTCCCGGAAGAGATGAGAGGCAAGATCCCGACCGACTACGGGCGTTCCAAGGGTGTTGCGTGGTACTACCTCGGCGGCTTCGGGGATGTGCAGAGCGCGATCACCGCGAACGTCGCGAACGCCCGCATCGTGAAGTGGGATTCGGCGGTTTAAACAAATAGGGCGGATCGGGTCTTCTCCCGCTGCCCGACTTTAGCCGGCTAGAGAGACTGCCCGGCAGGAGAAAGCAATGGCAACGAAAAGCATGGCGTATGACCACCCGGCGTATCTGGTCCCGCAGACTGTTGGCGGGGGTATCCCGGCTGGTGTTTCGGCCCAGTTCAAGTTTGCTGCGTGGACTACGATGCTCCTGAAGTCGATTCAGATCGCGGCTGATGGGGCAGGCACGGGTGCGGCGGCGGATGTCGTTTTGCTTCACAAGATCAACAACGGCACCTCCACCACCTCGCTTGCGAACCTCGGGACCTGGACGGCCGGGCAGTTCTCTCCGACGAATTACGTGGGGACTCACACGTTTTCTCGGGGAGACCTGATCGCGCTGACGAAAGGCACCGATGGGACCGTGAAGTATACGGCCGGCATTGAGATGTACCTTTCACCAGGAGCGGATGTAACTGGGTGAGGGTTTGCTTTGCAGTTCCCGTAAGGGATAAGGCTAAGTTCCTGCGGAGGACGGTTAACGCTGTCCTCTCGCAGGAATGTAGCCCGATAGAAATTCTCTTCAGTGACCAGGGCTCTACCGATGGGTCTTGGGAGATTCTTAAGGACATCAAAAGCAAATACGACGGACCGCATAACCTGCGGATCGTGCAATGCCCCGAGACTTCTGTTAGGGGCATGCCTGGATTGAACGAGCATCTGAACTGGATTCATAACCAGACCGATGCTGAGGTCTTCATTTCATCCGCGGCGGATGATGTTCCATATCCATCTAGGGCAAGAAAGACCATAGAAGCATTCGAGAGGCACAACCCCAGCATGGTGATTACGGGGATGTACTTCGCGGAGGTGGATGGTTCTTACGGCGGGGAAACCGGGTTTCCGACCGAAGACGGGTGGGTGAAGGTGGATGAGGTCTACACCCGTTATGTAGGTGGGTCTACTACCCAAGCATGGACACGGGAGTTTTACGAAAAGATCGGCGGACTTCAGGGCGTCGGAAGCCCCGACATGGTTCTGCCGTTCTTAGCCTGCGTAGACAAAGGCGCTTATTACCTCAATGAGAGGCTGCATGTGTATTGCCGGGTGAGCGACCCGAGTAATACGGGTCTTGAAGGTGTTTACGCTGCGGCAAAAGACGAAAACGAAAAACTAGCCCTAGAGGAATTGATGCACTTCCAGGTGACGGCGGGGATATATACAGCGGCATCAAAGATGAAAGAGGCCGGCCTCGATACCCAGGAAGCGACCAACGCTCTAGTTGCCCAGATTGTGGACAGGGCCGCGAGCTGGCAGAACGTGAGGCAGAGGATGTCTCTTCTCAAGGTCCAGCCGTTGGGCTTCAAGTCGTGACCTGGAGACCTGAAGACCCACAAGGGAATGAGTCTGGAAAGATCATCTGGGAGCTGGTGCCTTATACGAGGGGATTTGGATACGACCTAGGCTGCGGGCAGTGGAAGGCTTTCCCGCACTTTGTCGGGGTCGATAACCTCAAAGACACAAAGCTTTTCGGTACTCCAATGCAGCCGGATGTTGTTGTGCCGAGTTGCGAGAAGCTGCAGATGTTCGCATCCAACTCGGCGGACTTTGTTTTCAGCTCTCACCTGCTCGAGCACATCCAGGATTTCGAGAGTGCTTTAAAGGAATGGTGGCGGCTCGTCAAGGTAGGGGGGCATTTGTGCCTCTACCTGCCACACAAGAAGTTTTATCCGAACATCGGCCAGGAAGGATCAAACCCTGACCACAGGCACGATTTCATTCCGGAAGACATCATCGCCGCAATGAAGAAGCTGGGCGGATGGGATCTGGTAGAGAACCAGGAAAGAAACGAAGGGACCGAGTACAGCTTCTTCCAGGTCTACAAGAAGCTGAATGGGGACAAGTGGCGGATGTCGTGCAATGACCCCAAGCCGGAAAAAACATGCGCAGTGGTGAGGTATGGGGCGTTTGGGGACCTGATGATGGCCTCCACCGTATTGCCTCATCTTAAGGCGCAGGGCTACCACGTCACGCTGTACACGGTTCCCAGGGCATGGGAGGTGATGAAGCTGGATCCGCACGTAGACCGTGTGATTTTGCAGGACACAGACCAGGTCCCTCCGGCTGCATTGCTTGATTTCTGGGCCTACATCGAGAAGAAGTACGACAAGTTCGTGAATCTGTCGGAAGCCTTGGAGGGTAATCTTCTGGCGTTGAAGGAAAGATCCTCCGGACGGTGGCCTCATTCGATGAGGCAGAAGTATCTGAACACAAATTACCTGGAATTTCACGCCGACTTGGCCGAGGTTCCGTTCAACCCGCTAATCAAGTTCTATGCAACTGCGGAAGAGCGAGAGTGGGCGAGGAAGGAACGCCAGAAACTAGGCGATTCGTTCGTCATTTTGTGGTCCCTGGCTGGGTCTTCTGTCCACAAGCACTACCCGCACCAGGATACGGTGTTCGCGCGGATTCTTTACAGCTATCCGAACGCGAAAATCATCACCGTGGGGGACGAAAACGCCAAGATGCTCGAGTTGGGATGGGAAAAAGAGCCTCGAGTCATCACAAAAGCCGGAGTCTGGTCCATTAGGGAGTCAATGGCGATGATTTCCGCGGTCGATTTGGTCATTGGGCCTGAAACGGGGATCTTGAACGCAGCTTCTTTCTACAAAGTGCCCAAGATCGTCTTTCTATCGCACTCATCGGTCGAAAACCTGACGAGAGATTGGGTGAATTGCACTTCTCTCGAGCCTAAAGAGACCCCGTGTTATCCGTGCCACATGATGCACTACAGCTTCGACACCTGTAAGGAGGGATTCATGGAGATCGAAGGCAAAAAGCAACGGGTAGGATCTCTATGCCAGGTGAATATTTCCCCCGACCAGACCTGGGAAGCCATCAAGTACTGGGTTGAGATGAAAAGGAAGGCAGCGTAGTGGCTACATCCGGGTCTTGGACCTACAGCATTAACCGGAACGAGCTAATTACGGCGGCTTTGCGTGTAGCGCGGATCATCGGGAAAGACCAGACGCCGGACGCATCGCATATCAGCACCGGGGCGGAAGCCCTGAACATGCTGGTAAAGCAGTTCCAGGGGCCGATAGATGCCGCGTTTGGTAGGAAGGCGTGGACAAGACAGCGGGTGACTCTCTTCCTCGCCAAGGGACAGCAGCGATACCTGATCGGTCCTGCATCAACCGATGCTAGAGCTACCACGCGCTACGGAAGAACCACGATCAGCGCGAACGAGGCATCCGGGCAGACCGTACTGAGCGTCACGTCGAATACAGATACAACGACGTATCCAGGAACGACGGTAACAATGACCGATGCCGACATCATCGGCATTGAGCAGAACGACGGGACGATCCATTGGTCGACGATCTCCGGAACGCCTGGAGCGACGGCGACGATTGCTGTAGCCCTGACGGCGGCTGCAGATGCAGGTAACTACGTCTGGTGGTTCACCTCGAGAGCGCAAAGGCCGGTCCTCATCGAGTCCGCATCACTGCGGGATGAGAATTACAAAGACAGTCCGCTGACTCTGTATACCGAAGTCGAGGACTACGAGAGCTTCTCAGACAAAACAGCGGACGGAGATCCAAGTTCCCTCCTCGTCGAGTACCAGAGGATCAACACTGCGGTCACTTGTGACGTGCAGCCAAACGATGTCACCAAGGTCGTAAACCTGTCCGTTCTGTATCCGACCGAGGACTATAACGCCTCGACTGATGACATCGCCTTCCCGCAGGAGGCGTATCGGGCGCTTAAGTTCATGCTCGGCTTGGACTTGTGGCCTGAATACAAGGAAGGAGATCCTCCGGCGTCTCTCGAGCGCAGAGCTGCCCAAGCAAAGGCGATGTTCGACAACCTGAACCCGGAAACCACGACTCTTTTCTTCGAGCCTGGCAGGGAATAACGGATGGCTAAGTATCGCCTCTTCGGGGTTGGCCTGAAGGGGAAGAGTCCTGTTATTTCATCGCAGCATCGCATCAATTGCTACATAGAAAAGATCGTAGACGAGGACACCGAGGAGACGGCGATTATCGCCTCTCCTGGGATGGACCTCTTCTGTGACCTCGGGGATACCCCGGCGAGAGGTCGAATCGAAGTAGGGGACTTGCTCTACGTCGTTCACAGGGGGACGTTCTACGAGATCAACAATGCTGGGACGGCGACCTCCAGAGGGATGCTGTCCAGCACCAGCGGGCGGGTGGATCTGTCCTATAACGGTGACGATGTAATCCTTATCACCGATGGGACGGCTGGGTACACGTACACGATCTCGACTACGACGCTAGCCACCGTAGCGGATGCAGATTTTCCGGACACCGCTCCTACGAACGACTTTTCCGACATTTATTTCATCGCGTTCGGTCCCGTAGATACGTTTCAAATATCTGAGGATGGGGTCACTTGGGACGCACTGGACATCGCGAACGGTAACGTCGGAACGATCGTTAGAGGGATCGCAGACCACGGCGAGCTTGTCATCTTCGGGAATAAGAAGACCACTTTTTGGATCAATAGCGGAGGGGCGGATTTCCCCTATCAGCCGGTCAGGGGCGCTGATCTCGAGGTTGGGTTGGCGGCTCGGTGGTCGTTGGCGAAGTTCGACGATTCTCTCGCCTTTCTAGGGAAAAACTCCCTTGGTCAGGTTCAGGTCTACAGGCTACAAGGTCACACACCGGTCCGCATAAGCGATGCCGAATTCGAGTCGATCATCAACAGATACTCGACTGTGTCTGACGCGACGGGTTATGCCCATTTCCACGAAGGGCATGCGTTTTACAGGCTGAATTTTCCAGCTATGGGGAAGTCCTGGGAATACGACGCCGCCAGCGGTCTTTTCACGGAGAGACAGTCCGGCCTTTCTGGTGAGAGGCACCGCGGGGAAATGTGCGTCGACTACCAGAATAAGGTCAGGATTTTTGACTACGAAAGCGGGAAGATTTACACACTCTCGGCCACGACGTACACGGAGAACGGGACTCAGTATCCCTTCGAGATCACGAGCAAGCGGGTCATCAAGGATTACGACCCGTTTAGCTTGAACAAGCTGTATCTCGACTTCGAGACAGGGGTAGGGCTGGCATCAGGACAGGGATCAGACCCGCAGGTCATGCTCACCGTCTCGCGGGACGGTGGTAGGTCGTTCTCCAATGAGATGTGGAAAACGCTCGGCGCTATCGGCAAGTACCTTACCAGGGTGGAGTACCACCAATTCGGGACTGCGGATAGCTTCGTGTTCAAGCTGCGCATCACAGATCCGGTGAAGCGCCACATGGTAAACGCTGCGCTTTTCGAGTAGATGTCGATCAATAACCCCCCGCTCAGAAGCGAGTGGGGGCAAAGACCATGGGCCGCCTGGTTTACGCAGGTTTTGTCGGCGCTGCTCGGGTGGAAGAAGAGCTACACCGCCTCCCTTAGCAAAACGTGGGGGGCGATTGCGAACCATGCCGAGGACAGCCAGACGGTGACTGTGACAGGCGCGAGGTCTGGGGATGTGGTGGTGGTGTCCCCGGCAACGAAAACGACTGGCATTGTCGACAACATCGGCGTAGTGACTGCGAGTGACACCGTTACCGTGTATGCGCAAAACACTACGGGCGGTTCGATAACGCCAGGCGCGAAAACATACAGGGTGATCGTGTTCCAGCAATGACAACAGCACCGACTCCTGTCACAGAAGAACCAATAGAAGCCAACGCTCCACCCATGCGAGCCGAAGTCATTGCCTTGGAAGAGGCGATGAAGCGCGAATGCGAGTTGATAGAACTTCCCGTTAAGCACCACTTCGCAAAGGGGGTGTACGGGCGTGAGCTGTTTATCCCAAAAGGGACCGTTTTAACTGGGAAGATTCATAAATATTCCCAGTTAAATATCATGTCTCAGGGTGAGATGTCGGTGCTTACCGACGAAGGCGTAAAGAGAGTGAAGGCGCCATTCACGATCGTTTCTCCTCCTGGTACGAAGCGGGCCGCTTACGCGCACGAAGACACTGTGTGGACCACGGTACACGGCACCGAGGAGACCGACTTGGAAAAGATCGAGTCTTATTTCATTGCTCAAGACGAAGCAGAGTACCTGGAGTTTTGTAGGACGCTCCATCTTGAAGGAGATAAAAAATGAGTTGGGTAGCTGCCGCTGCTGCTGGTGGAGCAATCATCGCCGGATCTATACAGGCGGACGCTGCGGAGGACGCAGCCGCTGCACAGACGGGTGCCGCCGGCAAGGCGTCTGCCGAGCAGCGCCGGCAATTCAATATCAGCAGGCAGGATCTCGCCCCGTACCGTCAGGTGGGGTCCGCAGCGGTTACGTCGCTGGGTCGGATGATGGGACTTTCCGGTCCAGGAATGACCGGCTATCCCGAGAGCTTGGTCGATATTTCAGGTGGAGCGCCGAAGCCCATCTGGGATCTTTACGAGTCCGATCCAGCGTATCGCCAGGCGTGGGATCAAGTAGAAGCGCAGCATAGGCAGAATTTCAGCGGGCAGAACTTCACCGCCGGTTCCGATCCGGTGGCGATAGAACGCCACCTACGGATGCTGATGCCAAAACGCGCTCCTGTCACTGTCGATCAGAATGGATCGGTGGTGGATGTTCCTCTTACCAGGAAATTCTCGATGCAGGATTTCGAAAATGACCCTGTCATCAAAGCCGGACTCCAGTTTGGTCTTGATGAGGGCACCAAGGCTGTTAGGAGGACGTTAGGAGCCACGGGCATGGCGCGCAGTGGTGCAGCCATCAAGGGCTTGACCCGATACGCTACAGACTACACAGGGACCAAGGCCGCGGAGTCGTACAACAGGTTCTATGCTGACCAAGACAGGATATTCAACCGCCTGTCAGGTCTTGCGGGAACCGGACAGACGGCGACCACCAATACCGCGCAGCTCGGGGCCGGGGTGGCAGCCAATATCGGCAACAACATGATCGGAGCGGCGAACGCCAGAGGGGCCGCCTCGATTGCGGGCGGCAACGCCATGGCCGGAGGCGTCGGCTCGATTGGCAATTCTCTGCAGACCAAGTTCATGCTGGACGATATGGATTCGCGCAGGCAGCAGCAGTACAGAATGTGGAACACGCCACAAGTTCAACCGATGGTCCCCGGTCAATTTAACTTGGACACATACGGATAATGGCTATCGACACGTCGATCTACGGTCAGATTCGTCCGTTCAAAATGGACGATCCGATCGAGAAGCAGGCGCAGCTTTACCAACTTGAGGGGGCTCGGCGCAAGTTTCAGCTAGATGATGATATTTCTGCCATTGGAGCTGCTACGGGGGGTGACCCGGCGAAGATGTCCTCCATGCTTCTCGAGCGCGGCCATTACCAGCCTGCGATGCAGATGCAGGCCCAGGCAGCGGCGCTCGACAAAGAAAAACGGTTGGCGACGAAGGCAGACGTTGACCGGAAACTCAAGCTCTGGGAGCACATCGGTTCTGCTGCGATGGGTGTAGATCAAGCCTATCGTCAAGCCTTGCAGGCGTCAGGTGGGGACGAAGCCGCCGCTATCCAGCGGACACAACCAATCTGGAACGAGGTCCGCGCAAGGTCCGCCGAGCTTGGGCTTAACCTGCCTGAGCAGTTCGATCCGCAGAAGAACTTCGCTGGGATTTCGATGGCGAAGGAAAACATTCAATACCTGAAGACTCTTGCTCCAGATGTGAGGATGACGGATACCGGTGGAAGTATCACTCCGACCAATGTCAACCCATTGGCTGGCGCTGTCGGTCCTCTTCCTGGTGCCCAGCCAATTCCCAAGACGGCCGGTCCAGCACAGCCCACGGAGCTTGCCCGCCTCACCTCCGAACGCGATGCACTGCCGGAAGGTTCACCACAGAGAGCCCAGTACGACCGCGTCATTGCGAGCTACAAGGCTGGCCGCGCTACGGATGTCACGATCCAGCAGCCAGGACCGATGTTGCCTGGCAAGGAAGGACAGAACAAGGTCGACGAGGCCTTGCTGAAAACGACCGGCAGGCTCTCCCAGGTGTTCGAAATCTCGAGCAGGTTTCGCCCAGAGTTCCAGCAACTCGGAACGAAGATAGACAACGCGATCTCCTCCGGTAAGGACATTCTCGGACTGCGGCTGACGAATAAGGAGCAGGCCGATCTCAACAACTACAACGACTTCCGCGCGAGCGCTGGCGAGCTCTACGCGCAGACGCTAAAGGAGATGGCCGGTACCGCGCTCACGGAGGGTGAGGTAAAGATCCACTCCGCCTATCTGCCGAGGCCTGGAACTGGCCTGACCGACGGCGACAGCCCGAGCCAGATGAGGACCAAGATCGACCGGCTCAACCGCACGCTGAAGATGTCGGTTGCACGCCTCGCCTACATTAAGCGAAACGGCATGAGCCTGGAGGACGGGCAGGGCAACGCCGTGGTATCGCTCGACAGGATGCCGACGCTCATCAACGAGCGGGGGCGGGAGATCGAGTCGCAGCTCAAGACCTCTCAGCCTGATGTGAAAGGCGAATCATTGAAGCGTGCCGTCAGGCGGCAACTCGGAGTGGAGTTCGGGATTGTCTCAGACTGATTACGCCTCGGATCTTCTTGGAGGAGATCGTGTCAGGGTGGGAGAAGCCGACGCGCCTACGGACTATGCTGCGGCGTTGTTTGGGCCGTCCATGCAGAGGGAGAACGCCAAAAGGCCGAAGGGGTTCTCGCTGGATGACTTGAAGCTCGCGAATGCGGACAGTGACGAAGGAACAGCAGACTTCACCACGCTCATCAAGGCGAACATGGTTGACGATCCTGGGACGAAGGTCAGGATCTACGCCAAGTCGAGGTTCCCGAATCTGGATGAGAAAGAAGCTGTCTCCAGATACGCCGTCGTTGACGGGACCGTGCTTTACGCTGCTGACGACGGCAAGATTTACCGCGAGGACCCTCCCAGCTTTACTGGGTGGCTGAAGGACAACCTCGCCGCGGGGACCATAGCAAATGCGCCTGCGGTTGCTGGAGCGATCGCTGGCGGTGTGGCGGGGGCGGCTGGGGGACCTCCCGGTGTAATAGGAGGCGGGGCCTTGGGCGCAGCCGGTGGCAAGGGCTACGGCAAGGCCATCGCGAATATCGCCTTCGACGAACCTCAGACCACGGGTGGCAACATCAAGTCCATGGCGCTTGAGGGTCTTTTTACTGCTGGAGGGAACGCGGCGGGCGCTTTGTTTGGCAAGGCTCTCACAAGGAATCTTGCCAGGGACATTTCGAAACTGGATGACGCCGCAGTAGCGGATATGAAGTCCAAGGCTCAAGCGCTAGGAGTGGAGCTCGACCCTGCCCAGCTAACAGACCTACCCAGCCTCAAGGCGAAGAAGGATGTCTTGGCTTCTATGCCCACCTCCAGGGACATCATCGCTCAGGGGGCGAAAAAGCAAGCGGGGCAGGCGACTACGGCTGTCGAGCGGTTCCTGAATCAAGTGTCACCTGTAGATGGCCTGGATGAGGCAGGCATGCAGGCGCGTGAGGGGGCGAAGAAAGTCCTCGAGCTGCTTCATAAAGAGCGGTCGGGCAAAGCAGCGCCACTTTATCGCCAAGCGTTCGAGGAGTTCCAGGGGATTCCTCAAGAGCTGGCGTCGAGGGCAGAAGGCTTGATGAAGCGCCCCGCCATGACCGAGGCCGGAAAGAAAGCTGTTCGTCTCGCGAAAAACGAGGGGATCGACCTCGCGGACCCGAAGAATTCTCTTCTCGGGATGCACTACATGAAATTGGCTCTTGACGACATGATCGAGGGGGCTGGTCAGCAGGGATTCGGTGGAACATACAAGCGCGGCTTGGTCGGAGTAAAAAACGAACTCGTCGGCATCATGGACACGCTCTCTCCGACTTATGCCCAGGCGCGGGAAACGTTCGCACATTTCTCGCCCAACATCACCAGCGTCAAAGAGGGCGTGGTATCTAAGCTTGCTGACCTGAGTGACGAATCCACTCAGAAGGCCGCCCAGATGCTTTTTAATCCCCAAGCTTCACCCTATACGGTGGAGCGGGTTAAGAACCTTTTCGAAAAATCGGGTCTTAAGGGCGATTACGATGCCATCCTGAGGGCTTATCTGCAGAGCACCTTTGAGAAGGCCGGGCAGCAGTTCAAAACATCCGGAGGGGCGCTAGAACAAGCGCCGAATTGGCAAGTGGCGCTGTCTGGGAATCCTCGCCAGTTCCGTGTTCTTGAGAAAGCAATGGACGGACCACAGTTCCAGGCGTTCAAGAACATGATGGACGTATTCGAGGCGATGGGAAGGACCTCCGGGGCTGGTGCGGGATCTCAGACCATGACTCGTCAGGAGGGGGCCCGCTTACTGCGCCGTGAATCGGGGGCTGGAATGATGGGTCAAGCCGCGAATCTCGTCAGCCCGCAGAACGTTGGCGCAAGGGTCGGTGAGTGGCTTCAGGAGGTGAGGCTCGGGAATCACGCCGAGAAGCTCGCCCAGGTGATGACCTCCCCTGACGGCATGAAGAAGCTGCGGGAGTTGAAAAGGCTATCGCCGAACGATCAGAGATTCATCGCGGGCGCGTCGTCTCTTTTCGGCATAGAGCTGAGACCAGTAAACAAGCCCGCCGATTACCGCCCCGAGTAGGGCTAGAGCGGCAAAGAAAGCAACGAGACCAAGCAGCCCAAGTGGGATGTCCCACCACGGCATGTTCGCGCTCTCACGCAATGCCCTTGGAAGTTCTGGTAACGCGCGGATGAGCCCGATGACGGCCGCGACGATCCCGAAGTAAGCGCCGAGGACGGCGTAATGCTTGATG